CAAATTTTACCAGCTAGAAAAAACTACAGAGACATCAATTGATCATTTCCTCCATCTGTACGAAAATCAGATACCCCCCCCTACCAACTCAGGGCACTGCACTTTTTGCGGAGTGCCAAATTGCCAGCTTCTTATGAACGTTACCAGTAGTCTACCATACGGCAGTAAAATCCCTATCATGACGTCTGATCTCAGTCCATTAAATCAATTTGTATTACTACTGCTATGGCACGGAGACGACGACGTATACTATAACATCAACGTCATTATAGCCAAGTACAAAGTGTACAAAACCTACAGAGATGAGTATATGGATAATCTTATATTGGAACTCATTGGAAATGAGTTCCAGGACGACCAGTAGGATCTTTTCCAATAGCGTTTCTAAAGAATAATAAATTTATTATTCTTTAGAATTTAATAGATATACTTAATTTTATATTTAATAATAGAACTAGATTTAGAGCCACCAACAAAATTTGGAGTTTTCTTAATTATATTTTCAATCTTTTGAATTTCCTGCTGTAGATTATCAGTTTTATATTTAATTTTAGATAATATTTTACATAAAGTTTGTAATATTTGCATAAATATAAAATCTGCAACTCTTGGTGATTTATCTAATTGATTATTAATTACTGAATTTACAGTATCTAATATTATCTGTTCTATATAATTGCGTGTTTTTTTATTGATTAAAAAATGTTTAATATCATCTTTGAATATATGAATTAGTACTCTAAATTTAATTGTATTTTTTTTAACTATATCTACGAATGATACATTGTCAGTTGTATCTCTTATAACTTGTTCTAATTCTAAATTTAGATGATTTATTTTAATTTTAATTTTCATTATGGTTTCTACATTTTTTACACTTTCTTTAAGTTGTTTTTTTTTTAATAAATCAATCTTTTTATACATTTCATTTATATCTTCATTTATATCTTTATAAGCTGGCAATTCGTAACATAAATAATTATTAATTATGTCTGCTGTCTTAATTGTTTCGGACATATATATATAATATATTTTAAGAATAAAATTATATTATATATAATGATTGAGGATGAAGATTATTATGAAATCTTAGGAATTGCTAAAAATGCCAAAGATAATGAAATAAAAAAGGCATATCGTAAATTAGCTTTTAAATATCATCCAGATAAAAATCCAGATGATATAGAATCAGAAAATAAATTTAAAATTATCAGTGAAGCATATGCTGTATTAACAGATAAAGAGAAGAAATCTATATATGATCGTTTTGGAAAAGATGCAATAAATGATACAGGGCATCCTATGCATCAAAATTCGAATGATGTATGTAATAATTTTTTTAAAAAACACAATGGTGGCTGTAATCCATTTGATATGTTTCCAAAAGAGGGAGAATTATTTGCAAATTCTCCAGGAGATGGTGTACATAAAAATATAAATGGATACACATTTACATCATTTATTAATAAACCAGATCCTAGAAAAGCACCATATCCGAATAAACCAGATATTATAAGGATAAATACTAATATATTAACAATGAATGTGTCAAATGATAAATATAATGATAAAACAGGAGTTATTATTGATTATGATCTTAAGAAAGATAATTATATTATAAATATTGATGATAAAGTAATGTCAATAAACTATGGAAATATATTACAATTAGTGGATGTAACAGTAATAAATTTAGTAAATCATCCAGAATTGAATGGTCAAATAGGAGAAATTATCGGAATAAGTAAAGATATAAATCGATATAGAATCATGTTGAATAATCAGATTATAGCATTAAAGATTAATAATTTTGTAGTAAGTAATGGAACATGTGTAAAATTAACAGGTTTAAAAAAAGAACATTTAAATGGACAAAAAGCACGTGTTAAGTTATTCAAAGATAATAAATATACTGTTTTAATGCAAGATAAAACACAAATTAAAATAAAACTAGAAAATATATGTGTATAGATTTATTATAATAGATTTTTTGAATCAAATACATAATATTTGATTCATAGATTCATAACCACAAAATAATGTCACATTTGCTGGCCAAGCTCTTACTAACACTGAGGGATATCCCCTATATAATCTACAAAATCCCTCTTGTTTAATAATATTTATTGCACAACTGAGTGAACTCATATTTTTTGGTGCAAGTTTATTTTCTGTTTGTTTAAGTGTTTTAATTGTATCAATTGGATAAATTACCCAGTACATAGATCCAGCACAACCGCCAGCGATCATAGTTGATATCCATGGATTTATATTATTATTTTTTAGATAGGTAGATACAATTTTGTAAGTTCCAAAATAGAAACAATTTCCAATACCTTCTTTAAAAATTGTTGGTAAAATAAGCCCTCTATAAAATCCAGTAATACCTTCTTTTTGATAAATTAAATTCGCATTTGCTCTAAAATTAAGATCGCCATATAATTTAATTTGCATTCTTGATTTCACTAAATCTAATGGAGTATATATAACTGCTTCTACACATCCTGTTAAAAAAGATGCAAGAAAGAAATTATAACATAATTTCTCATTATTTACATTCAGTTTCATTTTGAAATATTCATTTGAACCAAAAAGCAATCCTCCACTTGCAGCACATGCCCATATTCTTGCTGTATAACCATAATAAAAAGATTTTATTCCCTCTTCTTTTAACATTTTACGTGCACACTGATATGAATTATCATTTGTTATGGTTTGTATTCGTGTTTTAACTACATCAAATGGATATTCTACTACAGACTCTAGAACACCTGCAAATAATCCTGCAATTGTTGCTTTTAATGTATGCAAATAATCTGAAGACATTATTTGTATATCATTATAAATATTTAAATCTATTTTTATGTATTATGTATGTGTTTGATATATTATTCTTCTTATTAAGTCCATAGTATAGCAGTAAGATACAAAAAATAATCTATATCATAATATTTTTTATATAAGTGTGAATATATTATAAATCTATATAAAGATAAATATATATTCATTATTAACATGTATCGCAATGAACTCATTGAAACAATAAATAAGATTTGTCAGCCAGGTAAAGGAATTCTAGCTGCAGATGAAAGTACTGGAACTATTGGTAAACGTTTTTCTTCTATTAATTTAGAAAATACGCATGAAAATAGAATAGCATATCGTAATTTACTATTTACAACACCTGGACTGTCTGAAAATATTAGTGGTGTTATTTTATATGAAGAAACACTATCAGATAAAACTACTACTGATGAACGATTAGTTGCACCATTACTTAAAAATAACATTGTTCTGGGAATTAAAGTAGATATGGGTATTAAACCATTATATGGAACCAGTGATGAAACAGTGACACAAGGCATTGATGATTTAGATGTTCGCTGTCGTAAATATTATGAACAGGGTGCACGATTTGCAAAGTGGCGTGCAGTTTTAAAAATTGATACAGAAAAACATCTTCCATCAGATTTAGCAATTCATGAAAATGCTGTAACACTCGCTAGATATGCATCTATATGTATTAATAATGGACTTGTACCTATTGTAGAACCAGAAATATTAATGGACGGAACACATTCAATAGAAGAATCTTATCAAATATCTGTTAATGTTCTTAGCGCAGTATATAGCGAATTAGTTCGTCATCATGTTGATTTAGATTGTACACTACTAAAACCAAATATGGTAAGACCGGGTGTAGCAGGAGATGTTAAACTTGATTCAAAGGCAGTTGCGAAATATACAGTTAGTGCATTTCAACAGACAGTGCCAGTAAGTATGCCAGGAGTTGTATTTTTATCAGGAGGTATGTCAGAAGAAGATGCTACGATTGCATTAAATGAAATAAATAAATATGAATCGACCAAACCATGGAGATTAACTTTTTCATATGGGCGTGCTTTACAGGCAAGTGTATTAAATGTATGGGGTGGACTTTCGGCAAATGTTGAGGCAGCGCAAAAAATGCTATTAACACGTGCAAGATGTAATGGGATGGCATCAGATGGGAAATATGTTCAGCATTTTGAAGTAGATGAAAATGCAAATAAAACCTCACTACATGAAAAGAATTATGTATATTAAATTTTAATAAATATTATCAAGTTTTTATTAATTATATTCATAAAAAATATGGATAAAGATCTATCTAATATAAAATGTATTATATTTAGAGATAAGCAAGATTATTCTTTACATAATATTATTAAATTTAATAATAGAACAGTGGCACAACAATATTATAAAATAGCACATAGAAGACATACTTTTGCACATACAGACACATTTGATAGATGTATCAAATGGTGTGAGAAAAATAAGAATAAATATATTGTTATTGAGCGTTCAGAATTCAATTCATCCGATTAATTATATAGTAAATTTGTTAAAAAATTGATAAATTTACTATATCCATATATAATATTAATATTAATATTAAGAAGATGTTAGATAATATGAATCTAGATGAAAACCTATATTCTCGCCAGATTGCTGTTTATGGTAAATCTGCAATGAAATCACTCACAAATGCAAAAGTATTAATTTTAGGGTTTGATGGCACATGTCTAGAATTATGTAAGAATTTGATTCTAGCCGGCGTTAGCTCTATTAATTTAATTGATTCAAGTATTATTAATATTGAAGATCTTGCAACAAATTATTATGCAACAACTGATGACATCGGTAAAATTGCTGTTGAAGTAATTAAAAATAAATTATCTGAATTAAATCCTTATGTTAAGTTTACAGTTAATAATATGGATTCGCAACATAAAGAACATGACGTATATATTCAAATTAATGGATCATATGAAAATGCGTTAACATTTAATGAGAAAGTAAGACAATTAAATAAAAAGTTTATTTGGGTTAATACATATGGTTTAATGGGAAATGTATTTTGTGACTTTAATAATTTTGTATGTAAAGATGTGGATGGAGAAAATCCATCTTTGGCAGTTCTTCAAAATATTACAGCTGATGGAACATTTATTACTATTGATTCTGACCCTCATGAATTATATGTAGGTGACATCTTTATTTTACAGGATGTAAAAGGAATTCGTGATGTAAATAATCAAACATTTACAGTAAGTAAAATTATTAATGGTACCACATTTCAAGTTGAATCAAAAGATATTAACTGGAATGGATATACATCTGGCGGAAGAATTATTCAACAAAAAAAAGAAATTACATTTATTCATTCACTGCTTGATGAACAATTTGATAATCCAAGTATTATTAATCTAGATACTGATGCTACAGATTTACATCATTTATTCAAACAATTGCATAATAATATTAATAACATTACATCTGAATACAAATATACAAAACATTTTACATCTACGTTAAATGGACAATTTATTCCAGTATGTAGTATTCTTGGATCATATGCTGCACAAGAAGTAATTAAAGGAATTACAGAAAAATATACACCTACATCCCAATGGTATTATTATAATTGTTATGATATTTTAGATGACACATATAATATTAATTATACATTGCACGGCGATAGATATGATGGAATGAGAATGATTTTAGGAGACGAAAATGTAAATAAAATAAGAGGTACATCATATTTTGTTGTAGGCTCTGGAGCAATTGGATGCGAACATATGAAAAACTTTAGTATGTGTGGTATTGGAAGTATGGATTCTCAGATTTATATTACTGATATGGATACTATAGAAAAATCGAATTTAAATAGACAATTTTTATTTAGAAATTCTGATATTGGTAAGTTAAAATCTGAAGTCGCTGCAAGGGAGACTATGATTATGAATCCAACAGTCGTTGTATCATCTCATCAAAATAAAGTATGTTCAGAAACCGAATCAGTATATAATGCAGAATTTTTTAATTCAATCGATGGTGTTGCGAATGCATTAGATAATGTACAAGCAAGATTATATGTCGATCAACGATGTATATTTAATGATAAACCATTATTTGAATCTGGTACTTTGGGTACAAAAGGTAATACACAATCTATTATTCCACGAGTAACCGAACATTATGGAGCATCACAAGATCCACAAGAAAAATCATTTCCAGTATGTACTATTAAGAATTTTCCAAATACGATAGAACATACAATCCATTGGGCAAGGAACGAGTTTGAAGAACTATTTACAACTTATCCTCATGCTTGGAATAAATACTTAAAAGACCCATCTTATTTAGATCGTATTACTGCAAATGAAAAAGGTGAAATGATTAATAGTATTTTATATTTATGGAGAAATAGAGTAAGTAATTTCAATGATTGTGTACAATTTGCAATTAATCGTTTTTATGAAAAATATAATAATATGATTAAGCAGCTATTACATGCCTATCCTGTAGACACAGAAACAACATCTGGAATTAATTTTTGGAGTGGTGGTAAAAGATGTCCTGTGCCAATTATAACAATTGATTGTGAATATGTAAAACATACCAGTTTATTGATTGCAGAAATGTTTAACATTAATATTGAAGATATTAGCATAGAAGAAATTTTATCAAATACAATTAGTATTTATAAACCAGTTGATTATATACCATCAGATGATATCAACATTTCCGCAAATGATAAAGAAGAAAAAGAAAATGAAAAAGCATTTAATGAACGTGCCAATATATCATTACTTCCAAATATATTAGATTTGTCTAAATATAATATTAATTCTATAGATTTTGAAAAGGACGATGATACAAATCATCATATTGATTTCATTACATCTAGCTCTAATTTAAGAGCTACTAATTATGAGATACCTATTGCAGATCGTTATGATACGAAAATTAAAGCTGGTAAAATTATACCAGCAATTGCAACAACAACAAGTATGGTTTCTGGATTGGTAACAATTGAAGTAATAAAATATATTTTAGGAAAAAGAAAAATTGAGGATTATAAAAATACATTTTTAAATTTAGCATTAGGAATAATCGCACAAAGTGAACCAATGCCTGCAATTATAAATAAAGTAAAGGATATTGAATTAACTGTATGGGATTATTATAATATTGATTCTGATATACTAGTAAGTGAACTTTTAAATAAATTATCAGAAAAATATTGTATTGAAGTTGATACAATAAGTTATGGAGCTAAATTATTAATATCACCAATGACTGGACCAATCCAAAAAATTAAAAGATTGGGAATGAAAATATCTAAATTACTTGAAGAATTTGATATTGGAATTGAAAATAATATTTATGAATTTCAGATTGGATGTTTAATGGAAGAAGAAGATTATGAATTACCAAATATTAAATTTCATTATACTAAAATACTCAAAATTGAAAATATAGTAATAGATGTGTAAATATTAATATTTTATATATTAACATCTTCAATTTATAACAAGATATTATTTTATATATATTTAATATATATAAAATGAGTGAATCAAGTGAAAATAAAATTATAGAGGGAGTTATAGAGGGAGTCACAGGTGGAGTTATAGAGGGCGTCGCAGGTGGAGTTGTAGAGGGAGTTATTGAGGGCGTCGCAGGTGGAGTTGTAGAGGGAGTTATNGAGGGCGTCGCAGGTGGAGTTGTAGAGGGAGTCACAGGTGG